TTCAGCAGTTGCTCGAACTGCATGCCGACATCACCCGCCTCGCTGCGGTAGTACATCACCGTGGCTGAGCCGGTGCTGCTCACCATGCCAGGGGTGTAGGTTTTAACCGCTGTGTCGATGGTGGTGGTCTCCAACAGCTCAAGGCTGGTTTCAATGGACCAGTCGCGGATTTTCAGCACCGACTCGTTTGCGGCTGGTGTAGGTGCAGTAGTAAGGATTGACGTCAAAAACAGCTTGCCGCTACGCCCGGTGTAAAAACCCACTATCGCACTCCAATGTAGATTTCTTGTAGTCTACTCCGCACTGCCGTCAATCGTAAACAGCCCGGCGACGGTCCCGTCGATACCTCGCGCAATCAAAGACAAGCCATTGCTGTTGCAGGAATGCTCGATAGCGCGGACCGTGGTTTCGCCTTCTTCCTCCATGTTGACTTCAGTAACGCGGAACACCCGCTTGCTGCGGACTGCGGTGCCCAGCACAAACAACTGGCCTTCGACGCTGGCCAAAGCAGTGGCAGTGTTGTTGCTGACGGTGATGCCTGAAAAGGATCGCGTGCCTTCGGTGCTGCCATAGGTCAGCACGTTGTAAGTGCCGTTAGGCACCGTGCTGGCGATCGGCAGATTCAACGCGCCACCGGCTTCAACTCGGCCTGTATAGATGCCATCCCATTGGTTATTGCTGGTTTCGACGTAAACGAAACTGCCCGGCATGACGAAGGTGTCTGTCGGGAAGGTCTGAAACTCGATGGCGCGGCGGCTGTGGCGGCGGGTGTTGCACAGGAACTTGCCGAGTTTGATCGCCTGGTCGCGGCGGGTGACAAACTGCGAGGCGTCGATGGTTTCGCGGATGGCATCACTTTCCCCGGTGCTAGTGAGCCTGATCTCAACGCTGTTGTTGCGTGGGAACAGGCCGTTACGCTCTACGTCGCGGTAAAGCACCGTCACAATCACATCTTGAGTGCTGGCGCCATAGTCGATGAACTCTTCCTTGAGGCTGCCTTCGAGGATATTGCCTTGGTTGAATAGGGCGCTGATTGGAACAGCGTCAGTATCACGAATTTGCCCCGTATCTTCGTTATACGGCAATGCTGGCACCAGCGTGTCGCGTCCGCCGATCTTGCCGAGTTCCAGCAGGCTGAACGGTGCGACCTCGCTCCAAAATTGCCGCCATGAACGCTGGTCAGCGATGACGCCATCCATGTAAAGGCGGTTTTCACGACAGAAGCGTTTGCTTAACCCGAGCTGCTGCACATCGACCGCATGGATCTTGGCGTATTCGCCGATGCCGTTATCCTTGTCCAGTACCGTGTCTAAAAAAATTTCAGGCGCAAACGAGCTGGATTCGGGTTTGTCTGACGTGTAGGTGCCATCTTCGTTTAGCGTGCAAACCTGCTTGCCTTGATTGACCCAAACGCTCACGCTACGCAGATCTCGCGTGCCAGCGCCGGAGACGACGTGCAAGGCAAAGTTGGATAGGCCGCGATAAATCTTGTCGTAGTTGGCGTTGTTGGAGCTATCCCACTCTTCTAGTACCTGTTCGTTGACGGCGGTGATTTGGATTTCGGGACCGTTGTCAAACGCGAATGACGAGGTGGAGTAGGCGTCGTAGTTGAACAGGTCAAACTCGCTAACATCACGCGGATTTTTGTTAAACGGGGGGTAATCTTTGTCATTGGGCTCGCGGCGGACACCGTTGAAATAAACAGTGAGGTTATCGTTACCGGTTCGCTCTGTGTTTAGAGTTCTTGCATCGGCGCCAGGGTCTAGATAGCAGTATCCCTTGATTTTCAAGGTGCGGACTTCCGTGTAGGGATCTACCACAGGCTCCAGTCGCACTTCAAACTGTTTAGGGGCGCCAGGTGTTCTCAGCTTTAGATAAGTGAATACATCTTGCTCGTTAAAGCCACGGCAACAGAAGATGTAAGGGATGTAGTTTTCTTTGTCACTGTTCAAGGTGTAGTAAACGACAAACATGGCAGTGCGTGCCTTGGCGCCGTTGTCCGAGGGGCTGTGTCCGTAATCTCTTTGCTTGCTGCCGTAGACATTGCTGCGACCACTAAGGCGGCGATACACCTGAAAACGCAGCGCCAGATCCAGCACGTTGCACTTGGTAACGCTGGCGTAAGCAGCCTCTTCGATGCGGGCAAAGCCTTTGGTGTGAAAAGGTGCAACTGCAACCACAGCACTATCCGCTATGAGGTCTTCTATTTGCCCCGTTAATTTGGTATTTTTGTTTTCAAGCTCTTCAATTTCTTTTTTTATTTGAGCGCGGTCTTTGTCAGTTAGTTTTTTTTGCGTAAATTTATTCTCACCAGATGGGGTTGAAATTAGTTTAAATCCTCTGTCTAGTGTTTCACGCCTCCTTTCAATGGCAGACTTATTGTCGTCTATTTTTTCCTCTAATTCTTCAATCTCTTTATTTATTTTTTGTTGCTCCGTCCCGCCGGTTTCTAGCCAGTGGCGAATGTTGTATTGTAGTCGCGGCATCTTGCCTTCTTGTATGCATACAAGATTAACGGTTAGCTTTGAATCTTCAATGTTGCCGTCGCCGTCGTACTTAGCGCCGCGCACGCGAAATTTGGCTGAACCAGCCTTGAACAGTGCACCATTATCCACGAGGGATGATGCAGCGCGTTGAGCATCCTGCGCTGCAATGCCGGCGGTGTTATCTGACAAAAGCGCTTTACTGGTGTCGCCAATTATCAGCTTTAATGCCGTCCCCACCGGCACAATTGGGCGGTTAAGATTGTTGCCCCAGAAATCTCCACGTCCTGTCAACTCCACGTCAACTAATTTGCGCTTGCGCTCACCCTTAGGCGTCAAAATCATTACCTCTGCATTAACTGGAATAAAGCCAGTTACGCCTACCTTGTCGCTAGTTGTCGGTGAAAATGCTTGGCTGAAACCTTGCTGGCTACTTAAATCATCGCCAAAGGCAATTCGTGCGGTGGTGTCGTTGCTTTTATCTTTCGTCGGATCTTCTGCATCAAGCGTTCCGACTTTCAACAGATTTTTGTAGCGCGTTGGGCCATCGGGGTTGAAATACTGCCATACGTTGCTAAGCACCAAGTCGCGTGCCGGGAACTGGCCGATGGCGGTGCGCTCGGGGTCGATAGATCCGATGCTGGAAGCGCCAATCGTCATCATCAGCCGCATAAACTGATGGTTGCCGAAGCTCAGCACAGCGCTCCATAGCAGCAGCGTTGACACACGCACGCCACCGTAGTCGTTGGTTTCAGTGTTGGTATAGACCAGCGGTACGGCATCGCCATAGTTAGCGAGTTCCTGTGTACCGTTGAACCCCGTCCGGCGGCCAACACGCTGGTCGCGGGTTTGAGCAGCGCCTTCCGTGTCAGGCGGCTTTGGTGCCAGCAGAATTGACGCCACTTGGAACAAGGCGCCGACGATTGACAGCACCAAGGCGACGACAGCCTCGCTGTTGCGAATATCAAGCGCCGTGCCTTCTTTTGGGTCTTTATAGACATGCTGCTGTGCTACAAAATCCAGATACTCATCCTTCGTAACGCCTAGCGCTTCGATTAGGTCGTATTCGTAAGGCAGTAGTTTGCGGGTCATTTGCGTAACCAGAAAAAGTGCTGCGCTTGGTTTACAATAGGCGCCAAAACAACACCTGCTCTAGCAGAGATGTATAACATCTGCCCACCTTCGAGCACTGTTCCTAAAGCTCCCATGCCTTTGCCTCGCATCAAGACAATCGCATGAAGACGAGGTGACTTAATTCGATCTGCGTTTTGCAGCAGCCAGCGGGGAATCATGCTGGGCGGAAACGTGCTATCGGTAAACTCTTGAAAATACTTAAGGATATCGGGCGTGTAATCGTAGTAGCCAAGGCGTTTATGGATCTCGGCAGCCAGTAAACAGCAATCCACCGTCCCGGAGCCATCGCCTGGAAATGCGCCCCAAGCGCGTCGAAGACCGATGAACTCGTTGGTGTTGATCATTGCAGCACAATATCTGAGTTAAGGGGAAGCAATCCCACAAGAC